CTTCACATCATTCCACCATTCCAAAAGGAGATGGAAGTGCCAAAAGTCAAACGGTCGAAGAAATTCGATGTCAGACTACCGGCTGGGTTCTCACGTGGATTCGTCCAAGATCTATTATCCAGTTTACCGGATGATGGATTTAAGGCATCATACCTAAAGAGCGAAATGCTCTCGAAGTATGCTGACTCAAAGACGGTTCCACCTGCACTCAGGGCGAGGGCGGCTGTAGCCAAATGGCTCGACGCCGAGTGTCGTAACTCCGTGACCAACCGTCGACTGTACACCGCGCAAGCGATGGACATAGACTTTGGTTGGGCTTTGTGGGATGATATACTATCCCAGGCCCGTCGTTTGATACGGAGAGTCTTGGTATCAGATGTTGAGTGTTCTCCTCTTAATCGAGTTGGACGCTTCGCTAATGGTGCTCGGACTGATCAGAAGCGTGGCCCTACGGCTGCGCTTCGTACACTCACTGGAAGCATACACGTCTCTTCTGCGGCTCTTCCGGATTGGTTGCAACACGCGAATAATACGCGATTGTCATCAAACCCCGTGGAGATTACCAACGAAAGTGTGATGTTTACCGTTCCAAAGAAGACAGACATTGACCGAGTGGCTTGTAAAGAGCCATCAGGTAATGCGTACTTACAGAGACTTGTTGGCCTTTATATCGGCCGCAGGATGCGTCGTTTCGGAATCAACCTCCGGGATCAGTCCCGGAATAGAGACCTCGCGCGCATCGGTAGTGAGCAGGGTAACCTCGCCACTATTGATCTTTCAAGTGCGAGTGACTCCATCTCTAAGGTTCTAGTTCAACAACTATTACCCTTCGAGTGGTGGTCATTTCTGGACGACATACGGATAAAGTCCGTACTGATACCCGGGGTTCTTCACCCGTCGACGGAAGCTACTACTCATTCGATGGAAATGTTTTCATCGATGGGCAATGGTTTCACGTTCGAGCTCGAGTCACTGATCTTCTGGGCTCTCGCCCGGTCGATCATGATGTTGAGTGGTATCACTGGTGTCGTCTCGGTTTACGGTGATGATATTATCGTCCCTGTGGCGATAACACCACGGCTTGTACGCGTCTTCCACTTCTGTGGATTCCGTACTAACTCTTCAAAGACTTTCCATCGTGGGAAGTTTAGGGAGAGTTGTGGTGGTCATTACTATGCCGGCTTCGACGTGACTCCTTTCTATATCAGGAGGGAGGTGCAAACGCTACCGGATTTGGTCTCAATACTGAACCAAATCCTAGAGTGGGACGGGCGAGGGTGGGGCTTCTTTATAACCCCATCACTTGCTTCATTCCACTCCAAGTGGAGTCGCCATGTACCCAAAAGGTTACATGGTGGGATTTCTCCCGATGACCCCACTTGCCTAGTGACCGGTGACGGTCCTCGCTACCGACTTAAGCCAATGCTTGCGGAGGCAACTGTGGATTATTCCGCAGAGGCCCACCTAACACATTGGTTAATGTCGAGCGAAAATCCGACCTCATCGCATGCTGCGAAGAGTTCCGATTGGTGGCGCACTCACGACCCTGTCGTGATTCAGCCCGTTAAGGAGATCGGCTTCGAACTTTCGAAGGTAGACTCCTTGGGCGAACGGACCACATGGACGCCTTACCTCATAAGTTGAGGAAGGAACCAGTGGGAGGACCTGGCTAACAGCCAGGGATACGCTTAGGCGTATAGG